CGGTCTCCTGGATCGGCACGCCGATGCGCTGGGAGATGGCGAACAGTTCCTTCTGCGCGACCGTGTACTCGCGGCTGCCAGCGGTGGCGAGCTTGAGCCGCGCAGACATCATGTTCCAGGCGTCGGCGATCTGGACGATCTCCTGCACCTTGCCACTGGCCCAGTTGATGGTGAGGAAAGCCAGCAACTGCGTCATGGCCTTGACGACCTGATCGCCAAATGCGCTCATTCCGGCCTTGACCTCGGCCATCCCGGCGGCGGCTTTATCGCCTTCCGTATTGGCCTTCGCGCCAAACTAGCAACGACCGCGCTCCGACGCCTTGCTGGCGCCTTTGAGCCCCTCGTCAGCGCATTCGCGCGCAACACGGATGGAAATGCGGTTTGCCATTTCAGTCCACCAGCCGCAACTGCTTCTCGATCCGTGCGGAGAGGCGCGGAATCCGACCGGCGACGATGCGTTCGACGTTCAGGCGCTTCTTGAGCTGCACTCGGGGCACCAGCACGGCGATGGGTACATCCGCGCCACGTTTGAGCCGCTTGAGGCCCTCGGCCTTGCGGTAGCGGCGCTTGAAGCCCGACAGTGGCCGGTCGTATTCCTTGATGTTCTCGGCCATCAGCACGATGTTCCCCTTGGCGTTCTTGATGAAGTAGGCGTTCCCACCGCGCATCAACTCGGCGATCTGCGCCTTGAAGCGTTTGCGACCGACCCGACCGTGCAGAGGGATCAGCATCCGGCCTCCAATGACGCCGCCACGTTCGTGGATGCCCGACCACGGGATGCGCGAGCCGACGTAGAGCGCAGGCAGCTGGTTCTTGTCCTTGTCGAGCACCTTGGCAGTGAAGCCCTTGACGAAGGACTTCTTGACCACCGTCATCTGGCCCGCGACGTGGCTACGCACGTCCTGCTTGAGTTCGGCGGCTTCACTGGCGATGCCGCGCGCGACCGCCTTCTGCACCTTCTCGCGGAACTCGCCGCCCCAGCGGCGCAACTGCGCCTGCGCGGCCTTGCTATCGATGCGAACCGAGATGCGCATGGTTTTGGAGCCTGTCGAGGGTCTGGTCGAGGTGACGCGAGTCGCCCCGTGCGCCGATGGCGATCAGCGAGAGCAGCCGGGCATCGCGTGCGGCGTCCTCACGCGCGGTGGCGGCGGCGAAGCCGCGCACCTGCGCCAGGGTGTAGTCGAGGATGTCGGGCAACCGGTGGCCGCGCTCGATCAGGTGCTGGACAGTGTCGAACCAGCCGTGGTCACTGCCACCGCCGCGCTCGTCTGCGCGATCAACCCGTCGAGCCGAGGCATCACCGTCCGGGTAAAAAAATCGGCGTTGACCTCGAGCACTTTTGCCGCCAGCAGGATGGCCTGGTCGGCATCGAGTGCGTCGACCCACGCGCGGGGCTTGCCGACGGCGATGGACACTGCCGTCAGCAGGTCGTCGCCGCGCTCGCCGAACAGGGCCAGCCAATCGATACCTTCGCCGCCGATCTGCTGCATCACCGGCGTGATCGCGCGCAGGAAGGCGGGCATCTAGCCGACCTTGAGTGGCTTGATGGCCAACGGCTCCCCGTCGATGACCAGCTCCACTGCTTGCGGGATGAGAGTTTCCAGATCGCTCATGGCAGTCCCCATCACAGTTGCACGATGCGGCCGAACTGGCCAAGCACCGCGTCATATGGCTTGGTGGTGTCGGCCAGGAGCGTTCCTTCCAGTTCGAACTTGTTGTACTCGTCCGAGATGAAGGAGATTTCCTTCAAGGGATCGAAGGCCACGCGGTACAGCTCGACCAGCACCTTGGCGTTGCCCTGCGCGGTGTTGATGCCTTCCAAGCGCAGGTAGCGCTCGGGCAGCGCCTGCGTGAAGATGCCGATCTCGGTGGCGACGCCGTAGCTGTAGGCGGCCTTGAACGGCGCGGTGAAGCCGGTGATATCCAGAAACTGGAGGGCACCGAAATCGGTGTCGGCGGTGTAGTGCGTGCCTGCGGTCAGCGTTGCGGGCGTGCCCGCCGAGTCGGTCACCACCAGCGCCGACACCTTGGGATGGGCGAAGAAGTAGCGGTCGCCGACCACCGGAGCAGCGCCGCCGATGGTTTCGGCGGTCACAGTGCCTGTGCTGCCGGTGACGTGGTTGCCGTACAGCGCCAGCGCGAGGTTTTCCTTGGTGAATTCCTCAATGGTGAGATTCACGGTGGCCGACTTTTGCTTGACCATCCGGTGGTCGAGCGAGCGCTGGCCGGTCTGGCTCTCGTAATGCTCCAGCACGTCGGTCTTGAGCGAGAGCTTGAGCTCGGCGACGTTGCCGGGCGAGCGCACTTCGATGGGTAGGCCGGATTCGTCGCGCTTGCCGAGGAATACGCGGCCCTGAAAACTGGCGTAGGTGCTCATGATTTGGATTCCTTGCGTTGGGTGGGGATGGTTTTGGGTTCGATGGGGTTGCCGTCGTCTTTCGGCTGCGGCGCAGGTGCGGGCTGGCGGTCGTGGCGGGCGATGCCATTGGCGATGAGCCAGTCGGCGGTGCCGATTTCCACGTCAAGCCGTTCGCCCGGCTGCAGCGGCTTGCCCGCGTGGGTGTGTGGGCGGATCAAAACGAGTGATGTCATGGGTGTCATCCCTTGGCTGAAAGGTCGGTGTCGAGCGTCCGGTAGGTGATCGCGTAGCGCGCGGGAATAGCGGCGGCCACCGCATCGGCGTCCTCGACGTCCCATTCGCATTCCTGCTCGCGGATGCCAAGGCTCAAGCCGCCCAGGTTCCGGTCGGCCAGCAGCGCGGCGTGGGCAGCAGTGAGCAGCCGGTCGGCTTCTGTCTCCGGAATCGCGGGCGGCACCGCGCGGGCCAGCGCGACGAGGCGCACGATCAGTTCGCGCGTGACGCGGTCGTTGGCGCGTTCGGTGATGGATTCGGACTCGGGGAACACCACCAGCGCCGGGCACTGCTCCCGGCTGATGGCCACCGTGGGCGAGCGGTGTAGCGTCGCACCGAGCGATTCCACCGGCGCTCGGACAGCCGCCATCACCGCGAGCAGAATCTGTTCGCGGATCGAGTTGCCGGACACGGCGCTACACCCGGGTGAGCTGTGCCCGCATCTCCGAGCCGTCGCCCACGGCCCGGGTGCTACGCACCTGATAGATCACGCCATCGATCTCGACCGCCTCGCGTGGGGACAGACCCACGAACACCGACGCCGGGTACGACATCTGATAGTCGGTGGTCGAGGCCAGCCCGTCGAATACGGAATCATCCGGTGCCGTGAAGCCGACCGCGTGCGTCTGCGACGGAGATCCACCGGCTGGCTGCCACCGGCAATCACGCAGAAGACCAGCGCTCAAAGCGGCGGCATAAACCTGCTCGACGAGACCCATCATGCAGCCACCAGCTTCACGAGCACACCAGGGCGATGGCACATCGGCAGCGGGTTGGACTGCGTGTGCAGGTCGGTGCCCCGGTCAAATTTGCGCGGCTCCTGCTTGGCGTACAGCGACAGGCCGAGCGTATTCACCGTCTCGTTAAAGTCGGCTGGTGCAAAGTAGGTGCCGAAGGTGTCGATGGTGCCGGTCGGGAAGGCGTGGGCTTCGCCTGCCTCGATGAAACGGCGCACGACAATGTTCTCGCCGATTCTCGCAACAGCTTTCCCCCGGTACTCCTCGAAGGTAATGCCGCCATAGGTGAAGCCCTTGCGCACATCGTTGATCAAGATGGCACCGTTTTGCCAATTGGCATAGGCCGTTTTTACCGTCGGGTGGGCAATCAGCGCTGCAAAGAACTCCTGCGAGCACAGAACATGAACACCAGTCGAAAATTCGCCGCTGAGACCTTCTTCGATCGCTGCTGCCGTAGCGATGCAGGCGCCTTTGACGTCACCTTTCTCGTTGGAAAACGGAAACTCGACAACGGTCTGATCGATCTCGAAGGCATCGAACAAATCCACCAGCTCCGACCCATCGGCATCGAGGATCACACCCTTGAGCGCCCCCATGCGCAGGTGCTCCAGCGTGATAGCGTGCTTGTTGCGCATGGTCTCCAAGTGACGGGCGACGACGTTGGCGATGGATTCGGTTTCCGTTTCCGAACCGAAGGCACGCAGACCTTGCACTTCTTCCGGTAGCACCACGTCGTCGTGTGGGATGTGCGGTACCACGAAGGAGTGCAGCTTGCGCTTGCCGCGTAAGCCAACCGTGCCGGGTGAACCCGGTGGCAGCGTAGGCAGCAGGTTGAGCACGCCGTTCATCTCCTCCACGATGATCTGGCGCTGACGCACGGGCTTGGGCGGCATCAGGTTCAGTTCTTCCAGTCGCCCATAGCGGTTGGGCAGGATGTTGATGGCGGCGGTAAGCGCTGCCATCGAGAACGCAGGATTGCTAAGGCAACGCTGATTATAGACCAGGCATGATTTATTCATGAACTTGTATTGATTTCATGACTCCAAAGTTCATGGAAAAAGAAGATGCACGCAAGCAGTCGCGGGAAGTACTGCATGAGCGTCGCAAGCAGGTCATC